GGACCCACTGGGGCCACGGGCGCTCCATCAACGGTTACTGGCCCAACCGGCCCAACGGGAGCCTCTATCACTGGCCCAACTGGTGCAACAGGCGCAGCGTCAAATGTGACTGGTCCGACAGGTCCGACGGGTGCCTCTGTTACAGGTCCAACGGGAGCAACCGGCGCCTCAACTACAGGACCAACTGGCCCTACAGGATTATCAATTACCGGCCCTACAGGAGCGACAGGAGCTACTGGCAGTGCGCTCACGGGCCCCACCGGCCCCACTGGGAGTCAGGGAAGCCAAGGAAATCCCGGCGTCACCGGGCCTACGGGATCTCCGGGCGCGTGCTTTGCATCAGGCACCGTTTTAACATTTCAACAATCAGCGGCTCCGTTAAACTGGACAAAAGTAACAACCTACAATGACGTCGGTATGCGTATTGTCAGCGGCTGTATTGGGTCTAAAACAGGCACGGCCTATTCAACTGTGTTCAGTCAAACGAGTGTTGGCGGAACGGCAATTAGTGTTTGTCAGATGCCAAGTCATACTCATTCTCTATCCTGCACCAATGTAGGAGGCATTCTTACTTGCGGTGGAACCGGTGCCTTTCAAAACTGCGGTATTTTACAGATTTCAAGCACAAGAATAGGTGGTTCTCTTGGAAATACAGGCGGCAGCCAAGCTCACTCTCATACAGTTTCATTAAATCTAGCCTACATTGATCTTATTCTGGCGAGAAAGAATTAATGGAACTCAATCTAGACGCCCTCGTATGCTTTCAGAGCTTTATCTATAAAGCGGATAAGCGCGACCTATTGCCTAGCGTTAAAGATGCTGCGGAGGATTATCTTCGGCAAGCAAGAGCTAATAAGCAACCGTCAATCTATGAAGAAGTCTATCCAGTAGATCATACTGATAACTTCAATGACGAACGGACAAAAGATTTCCGTCAATTTATCTGCGACACGGCTTGGAGCATTTTGCAGTCTCAAGCAATGGACATGACTAATCTATCAGTTCATCTCATTGATATGTGGTTGCAGTCTCACAACAAGCATTCGTTGATGGAGCAACACGTTCACGGTTATGGATGTCAAATATCGGGCTTTTATTTCTTGGAAGTTCCGAAAGACTCTTGCGAAGTAATGTTTCACGACCCGAGGCCCGGTAAAGTTCAAATATCAATGGGGCATAATTACTCTCCAGTGACGGCATATAGTCACGCGACAAATGCTTTATATTTTGAACCAGAGCCCGGAATGCTTCTCTTTACGAACTCTTGGCTTCCGCATTCATTCACCCGCAATCGCTCTGACAACCCCGTCAAATTTATTCATTTTGATTTGGGTATCAGGCAGAAAGAGGTTTGTGATGCGCCAATCATTATTTGAGGACAGATAAATGGCTAAGGCGCCGATGGCTGATGAAGGAAAGATATGTCCTTTTCACAAAAAGGATATGTCTCTTGTTTGCCATAAATGTCCTTGGTGGACACAGTTAAGAGGCACAAACCCTCAAACTGGTTCCGAGGTCGATGAATGGGGCTGCGCTATCGGCATGATGCCCATGTTGTTATGCGAGAACTCTAAAGAAAGCAGGCAGACAGGCGCCGCAGTAGAAAGCTTCAGAAATGAGCTTGTTAGATCAAACTGGGCGACTGTAGAAGCTCTAACAAAGATAGCTAACCGCAAACCTTCAAGTGACATAAAAATAGTAGAAGATTTAAGTGATGAGTAAATTTCTTATCAGGTTTAACAAAACGCGTGGGATGCCCGGCAGAGGAACGCCGGACCATGTCTGGCGCGTGTTTGAAGATGGTAAGGAGTATCTATTCAAGAACGTTAAGATAAACGTGCCATCATTTAGTGAACGATCTGGAGAAGACTGGAACATCGCTTGTTCTGGACGTCTCGAGATAGATAGAGAAACCTCGACAGCTATTATCCACGCAGGAGAAGAAGCTTGAGAATTGCCGTTAACACCATAAGCAAAAATGAAGAGAAGCACGTTAAGCGGTTTTGCGACAGCGCAAAAGACGCGGATATGATTATTATTGCAGACACAGGATCGACAGATGACACGGTTAAACTTGCGAGAGAGTGTGGTGCCATTGTTCACGAAATTTGCATCTCACCGTGGCGCTTTGATCACGCTCGGAACGCTGCTCTGGCTTTGGTCCCCCCTGATATTGATGTTGTTGTGTGTAATGATCTTGATGAAGTCTTAGAGCCCGGCTGGCGCGAGGAAATCGAAAGACTTTGGAAGCTGGGTGAGACGACACGGCTAAAATATTATTTCGATTGGGGCCACGGCATACGGTTTCAATACGAAAAAATATTTGCCCGACACGGCTACCATTGGCATCACCCGTGTCACGAATACCCGCGCCCCGACGGACGCACCAATGAAGTCTATGCCTTCTCGGAAAAGCTCCTCGTATCCCATTATCCAGATCCGACAAAAAGCCGTGGATCATATCTGGACCTTCTCAAACTTTCCGTCGAAGAAGACCCACACTGCCCTCGTAATGCTTTTTATTATGCAAGGGAATTATCTTTTTACGGGAAATGGCAAGAGTCCATCAAAGCCTGTGAAAGATACCTGAACCTTCCGAATGCCAATTGGGATAACGAGCGGTGCTACGCCTATCGGGTTATCGGCAAATGCCAAGAGGAAATGGGCAATCAGAGAGAGGCCGAAAAAGCCTTTATGCAAGCCGCAGCCGAGGCCCCAAACACGCGTGAGCCGTGGTGCGCATTAGCCATGCTGATGTATCGCCAGAGCCGATGGCCTGAATGCCTTGCCTTCTCCAAAAGGGCTTTGTCCATCACTAACCGTGATTTGGTCTATACAGCCGACCCAGAGGTCTGGGGGCACCAGCCTCATGACTTGCTGGCGATTGCCGCTTGGAACCTTGGTCTAAAAGAACTCGCTTGTGAGCAAGCAAGAATTGCCGTGGATAAGACCCCGGGTGATCCTCGGTTGGTATCAAACCTAAAACTCATGGAAATGACATGACACCCAGCGACGGCTTCGACTTTCAATCACTTTTAAATGTCGGCGCCGGTGCGCTTATGGGGCTTTTCGGATGGCTCGGCAAAACCCTTTGGGATGCCGTCCAAGAACTGAAAAACGACATCCATAAGATCGAAATAGACCTCCCATCCAATTATGTCCGTAAGGATGAGTTTGCCGAGAGTTTTCGGGAGATTCGTGATATGCTGAGCAAGATTTGGGATAAGATGGACGGCAAGGCAGACCGATGAGCCTTAACTACACGACGTATGTCAACTCACTTTGCAACATTATGGTTGTGACGTCCACGACGCCGCAATTCCAGACTGTATTGCCGAACATCATCGACTACGCCGAGCAGCGGATGTATCGGGAGCTGGACCTCCTGCAAACCGTTGTTCGCAATTCCACGACGTCTCTAACGACGGGGAGCCGGAATTTTACGCTTCCGTCAAATGGATCGAACGGCAATTTCATTACGGTTCAAGGCATCAACGTCATCACGCCTTATACAACGACAAACCCGGATCTTGGTCAGAGAAACCAATTAGCGCCGACATCCAGAGACTTTCTAGACACGGTCTGGAACAGCGCGTCAGGTGCCGCCCTGCCGCAATATTTTGCGATGATCGACCAGTTTGACATTGTTGTCGGTCCTTGGCCGGATCAAAGCTATACAGTGGAAGTTATCGGGACGATCAGGCCACAGCCTCTGTCCCAGACAAACCCGAATACATTTTTGACCCAGTATCTGCCGGATGCTTTCTTGGCGGCGTCTATGATTTTTGCGTCTGGTTATCAGCGCGACTTCGGTGGTCAGGCAGACAACCCGCAACAAGCACAGAGCTGGGAAAATCAATACACGTTGCTGATGCAGTCAGCGAATGCTGAAGAGCTTAGAAAGAAGTTTTCTGGTCCGGAATGGACGTCTTACAGCGCGCTCGCGGCAAACAACGCTCCGGGGAAATAAATGCCATTCCAAGAGCTAACCATAGTTCCGGGGGTCAACTTAGAAAAAACTAAGTCGGACAATACGTCTGCTATTTCTCAGTCTCAATATATTCGCTGGAAGTCTGACCTCCCCGAAAAACGTGGCGGATGCACGCTATACAATAACTCTCAATATAGCGGCGTTCCTAATGCGCTTCAGGCATTTCAGGACATTAACTTAAATCAATTTTTAGGCATAGGAACAACAACAAATCTATATGTTTATAATGCTTCGACGTTATCATCAAAAGATATAACGCCAACAACTTATGTTAATAATTTACCAGTTTCATTTAGCACTATTATAGGAACAAATGTTGTAACTATACAGGATACAACTTATCAAAATGTTTCTATCTACGATAGCATCGTTTTAAATACGCCTGTATCTGTTGGCGGTATTGTTCTTTATGGATACTACAAAGTATTCCAAAACGACGGCGCAACAAAATATCAGGTTCAGGCAACATTAAATAATTTGCCAGCAAACGCTACCGCTTCAATAACTAATGGCGGTGTCGTCCCGCTATTCGCTACAATTAATGGTAGTGCTATTGTTACAGTAACATTCCCTAATAATTCATACGAGGTCGGCAATCTAATTGCTTTTCCTGTTCCAACGACCGTTGGCGGCATTACGATACAGGGACAGTATCTGGTTCAAACAGTTGTTCCCGGTGTTTCATTTACAATTAATACAAACAATACCGCTACATCTACCGCAACAGCCTATATGAATGGGAATAATGCCAATATAACTTATTGGATTACGCAAGGCCCTCCAATACAGGGGTCTGGATATGGCCTCGGCGCCTATGCTGCGGGAGGATACGGAACCGGCGTAAATCAGCCTGTGGCGACGGGCTATCCTTATCAGCCTCAATCTTATTTTTTAGATAACTGGTCTGATACATTAATAGCATCAGCGGTTGGTGGGCCGCTATTTACTTGGCAAAGTTCCACTGGATACCGGAATGCGTCAATTATGCAAAACGCTCCCGTTCAGAATAACGGCGCTTTTGTTGCGATGCCTCAACAACAAGTAATGGCTTGGGGGTCAACCTATACCGGCCTTTCCGACCCGCTTCAAATCAGATGGTCAGATATTAGTAACTACACTTCTTGGTATCCAACCGTTACTAATCAGGCCGGTGGCTATCGTATTCCCACCGGGAGTCAGATTGTTCGAGGCATTCAAGGCGCCGCACAGCAATACTGGTTTACGGATATTGACTTATACGTTGCTCAATATGTCGGGCTTCCGTTTATTTACAACTTCAACAAAGTATCCAGCAATTGCGGTTTGATTGCTCCTAAAGCGGTTGCTGTGCTTAGTGGCAACTTATACTGGCTTTCCCAAAAACAATTTTTTACAATGGTTCAGGGAGAGTTTCCTCAACCTATCCCATGCCCAATCTGGGACGTTATATTCCAGAACATTAATTATAACTACATTGATAATGTGGTTTGCGGCGGCAATACTCAGTTCAGTGAAGTCATCTGGTTTTATCCATCGGCAGCATCCCTTAATGGGGTTAATGATAGCTATGTCTGCTACAACTATCAGTATAATGAATGGGATTTTGGTCAGATTAATAGATCCTCATGGATTAACCAATCTCTGCTTGGCGGTCCTATTGCTGGCGATAATAACGGGTTTATCTATCAGCATGAAACATCAAACGATAATGCTGGACAGCCAATTACCGCATATTTTCAAACTGGCTATTCAAGCCTGACGTCCGGTAATGATCTTGTTTATGTTGACTGGATGATCCCGGATATGAAATGGGGTCAATATAGTCAGGCTCCAAACGCAATCGTAAATATATCATTTAACGTCGTGGACTATCCGGGCGATACACCAACGCTTTATGGTCCTTTTCCGGTAACAAAACAGACTGAGTTTATTGAGCCTCGCTTCAGAGGCCGATACATGCAGATCATTGTTGAGAGCGAAGACTTAGGCAGTTTCTGGCGCCTTGGTTCTATTCGCTATCGTTACGCACAAGCAGGCAGGAGATAGTTGTGGCAATTGACGCAATTACAACAGCGACACAGAACCTTGCGGTTGCTTTTAACAACGGCGCCAGAACAACGGGCAATATTGCCGGTCAGGTTACGTCTCAGACATATACTGGGCCTCAAACGGTAATTGTGTCTCCCGGCATTGCCAGATTAGTTAATGTTTCAATCGTTGCTTCTGGTATTGGAACTATCCAGTTTTTTAATTCAAACAATGTCTCAACGCTTCCAACTTCTAGTTTGCTGTTTGTATTGCCCTCTGACTCCCCTATAGGGATCACGCAAGTCGGGATTAATTTTGCTGTTGGACTATGTCTTGTTGTTGGTGAAGGTGTTTCTTTGAACTGCACTTACTCGCAAGGAACAAACGGACCAGTCACGCAATGAATATCTGGACGAGCATTAATAGCCCGACGCAGCCAACGCAGGCACAAAATGTCTACGTCAAGGTTCAGTATGCTCCAAGCAGCCCGGCAAACCTTTATATCATACATGGGTTTTACGAGAACGGCGTGTTTTACGATTTGCAAACGGGAGACCCTGTTGAGGGGCCAATAGTGGCTTGGACGCCAGCCACGCCTATAGGAAAGTAGACGACCATGCCGCTGATTAAATCGGGCAGCAAAAACGCCATAAGCTCCAACATCCGAGAAATGGTCAGTGCTGGCTATCCTCAGAAACAGGCGATAGCGGCTGCTCTGGATACGGCTCGCCGGGCAAAACGGGAGGACGGCGGAAGGCTACATCCAAAGGTTTTCCACGGCGCTATCAGGGCAAAGGTTCCCGGCAGGACGGACAGGCTAAACGTCCATGTCTACGGAGGCTCCTACGTCATCCCTGCGGATATTGTTTCTGGCTTGGGGGAAGGAAACACGGATGCCGGGTTTGTGGTTTTGGACAAGATGTTTGCAGATAAGGGCCGCGCACAGGGCGGTGGATTAGGGCGGTATGGGCTAGTCGGCCATTACCATGAGCCTCCATCTTTGGTTCCTGTAATTGTGGCTGGGGGTGAGTATATCCTGACTCCAGAACAGGTAGCTCAAGCTGGTAATGGGAACATGGACAAGGGACACAAGGTCTTGGATCGGTTTGTTGTTGACCAACGAAATATGCTAAGAAAGAAGCTCTCTAAATTACCCGGCCCGGCTGTCGACTAACCTCTGGCGAACTCACCATGAAGCTCATTAGCTGCGTCAATATAAGATTTATGAGCTTCTTCTGGGGTGCTATAACATCCCAAATGCTTATGCTGGCCATTCTTGCAAATCTGAGCTACAAAAGGCTTTGGTAAATGCTTTTTAATTGTCACTCCCTTAAAAGGAATTTTTTTGCCTTTTCTGGCGGGTCGGTTTGCTTGATTTTGGGACTGGGTAGCTTCTCGAAGATTGCACCATCTATTGTCATGTCTTATGCAATTTATATGGTCAACTTGATGTCGAGGCCACTCCCCAGTCATGTAAAAAACGGCGAGACGAGAAGCCTGATAAGCTTTCCCGTGGATTTCAATCTCTATGCGGTTTTTGTGGGTTTTATATCCCGCAATTTGACCAGCGCGTATTTTGGGACGCGCCAAAATCCATGTGAAAATTCCGGTTTCTGGATTATAATGAATAATCTCTTTAAGGTAATCAACCGTCAGCACTGTTATTCTCCCTGTCCAGAAATAGGACTTTTTACAAAAATGGTCAAGGACTAAGGATGTCTGACTTTAAGAATTGCCCAGATGTCAGGCTTGCCGCGCCGGAGGATATGGATGAGCTTATGCGTCTCGCTGAGCTTGCCCATGAAGAAAACGAACATTGGCAGCAAGGGTATAGCCCTGAAAAAGTTTACAATACTTTTGTTAAGCATTTTACAAAAGGCGGCGTCCTTATTGCCGTTATTGGCGATAAAGGCGAAGAGCTAAAAGCTGTCCTCGTTATGTGTGTTGACCAGCCTTGGTATTCGAGGGATTGGCGCCTTCTCGAGCTGGCGTTGTTTGTATCTCCTGAGCATAGGCGTTCAACCTACGCCAAGCAATTGATGGAATTTTCCAAGCAAGCCTCCAAAGGGCTTCAACTTGATCTTACGATAGGCGTTTTCTCAAGCAAAAACCTTGAAAGAAAGCAGCGTCTGTATAACCGCCAATTTGGTCAATATCAGAGCGGCACTTTTTATAACGTCCCTTTTTCGGGAGCATAAGTCATGGGCGGCAGCGCAGGGTCATCAAGCGGAAGTTCAAGCGGATCAGGATTTGAGGATCTCTCCTCAACCTATACGCCAAACCCACAGGCTATGGCGGCGTATAATCAAACGCTCAATATGGCTGAGAACCTCGCTCAGAACCCATATACTCCTTACACGGGGCAGATGATTGCTGGGTTTACCCCAGAACAAATGGCGGCGTTCCAAGGCGTTCGTAATATGCAGGGCTATATGCAGCCCTACATCAATGCAGGAACAAATGCCGAGCAAGCTGCGTTAGCCTATTCAAACCCCGCTAATTATACTGTTCAGTCTGTAGGCCAATATTACAATCCCTATCAGCAAAGCGTTATCCAATCGACGCAGAACCTGATGAACCAGCAAAACGCCATGCAGCAAGGGCAGTTGCTTGGTCAGGCAAATACTCAGGCTGGTGGCGCCGCGTTTAATGATCGCACCGGCATTGCTCAGGCGGCTTTAGCTGGTCAACAGGCTCTGGCTAACAATCAGACATTGGCTAATCTGGAACAACAAGGATTCCAGCAAGCTCAGCAAGAATATAATCAGCAACAGCAACAAGCCGTCGGCGCCAATCAGGCGGCTGCTTATGGGCTTGGCCAGCTTGGCACAATGGGCCAGCAAGGCAATCTTGGCGAGCTACAGGCGTTACTTGGAACGGGTGGCCAGCAACAGCAACTTGCGCAGCAACAGCTTTCTGGCGCCTATCAACAGTGGCTTAACGCTCAGGCTTGGCCATATCAGCAAACGGCATTTTTGGCTGACATTGCGGCGGGCATCGGCCCGAGCATGGGCGGCACAACAAATACGGTTGGGTTTGGAAGCAACCAAGGTCAGCAATCCGGCAGCTCATCACAAGCGAGCGGGAATGCAGGCGGCTTAACAAGCCTTCTGTCTATGCTTCCGTCAATGTTTGCCAAGGATGGCGGATACATTGATGACAGGAGCCATTTAGCAACTGGTGGCACTGGAACGACGGCCACTACCGGAACATCAACAAGCAAGGGCGGCTTAGGGTCTTTGCTGTCATCAATAGCGTCTCAAGATGTTGGAGGGACAACATCTGCATCTCCATCTACCTCTGCATCATCAGATCCGACGCAATTATCCAACACTGGCTTTGGTAATATCGGCTACACGCCCGCTTCTTATTTAGATCCTAATTATCAAACGGGATTAAATGCTCTTTTTGATCCTCAGACTGCGGCTCAAGTTGCGGAGAGCAAATGGACGTCAGGCCATTACGATCAGCCGCAACAGTCTCAACAGCAATATCCTGAGCCACAAGCGGCGCGTCATGGCGGTCGTATTGGCTATGCAGATGGCGGCAACCCAAACATACTGCCTGATTTGCAAAACATATATGGAAATCCGTTGTTTAAGGGCTTTGGGTCTTTAATCGACAATGACACAATGCCGTATTCGGGTGAGAAGCTGAAGCCTATTCAAGCTCACCCAACGCCAAAACCAGATCCAGGCAGCATGGGCTTTATACCTCATGGCCCTAGAAACCCCGGGAGTCCTCCGTCTCCAGGAGAGTCCGGTGGCGGTGGTGGTGGTGAATCAAAGGCTGAAGAAGAAAATAAAAACGCTCCTTTGGATGATAGCGGCGGTGATAATGTCACTTCATCGGATGGTGGATTTGGGGTCAATGACCCCGCTGATACGTCTCCAATTTTATCTATTGGACCCGTTGGTCAATCAGCAAGTGAAAATCCTGTCCCGTCTGCTACGCTGCCGGATTCACCTGTTTTTACTTCGGCTCCAAATGATCTTGGCTTAACAGTCCCGAATGCAAGTCCCCTTGTTGATTACAGGCAAAATCTTGGCGGCTTTGCTGATGGTGGAGGGGTTGGTTATGCCAACGGTGGCGCGCCCGCTCCTGCGATGGGATCAAGTGGCGGATTAGGAAATCTGGGAACTTACGCGCCGAGCGATCTATCCCCGTTAGACATTGCCCCAGAAACAACCGGGATAAATACAACAGACCCGTTTGGAGCGTCTCATGGCGGCAATAAGTCTTTTAGTGACTTAGCCAATCAGTGGCTCAGCAATCATATTATCGCAGAAGACCCCACGCCGCAGAGCAAGGGCTTTCCGAGTATGGCGCCACAAACAAGCACGCCGCAGCCTCGTCCAGAACTGCCAAGCCAAGAAATGATCGACACGGCTGGAATGACCAATCTCGGAAACGGGATCAACCCGGGTGTTGCTGCCTTGTTTGGCGGCGCTGATCCAATGGAAGCATTAATGCTGGTGGGAAGCCAGCCAAGCGGCGCTCAGGCAGGCGCTCCATTTGGAGGTGCCAGTAGCAGTGATCTTGCCGCACAACGCGCTCAGCTACTTGCTACGCCGCAACCGGCTGCCGGATATGAGGAAGGCAACCTTGATTATGGACGCATGACACCAGAGGGCCTATTCGGCATGACTCCGGTCGGTTACTACACTGAGCCTTTGTATGCCAAGGGTGGTCGAGTTCATAAGGAAAGCGGCGGTGCTACCTCTCGCGCTCAGCAAGCCATGCAGTATTTTGTCAATCGAGGATATAGTCCTTCGGCGGCGGCTGGAATTGTTGGAAACCTTATGCACGAAAGCATGGGGCTTCAGTCGGGCATTGCTGGTGATTATGTAAGAGGGCGCCCAACATCTTTTGGTATTGCGCAGTGGCACAAAGACAGATTTAACAATCTTAGAAACTATGCTGCCAACCAAGGAAAAGATTGGCGTGATTTTAATACTCAACTGGAGTTTTTAGATAAAGAACTAAGATCCCCAGATTATAGAAAAGCCTATAGTGGCGTTATGAGTGCGAGAACACCCGCGCAAGCGGCTGATGCTTTTGTGCGCCATTTTGAAAGACCTGCCATTGATCGGAAGACAGGAAAACTTTCTGGATATGATCAACGCTTAAGGTTTGCGAATAACTTTGGTGCAGGATCTTATCAGCCAACTGCTTATGCTGGCTTCCAACCTAAGATGGCTCCTATCCCTGGTGTGATGGGTGGGGATACACTTCTAGCTAACGCAATGGCGAATAGAAGGAGTCCGGTTGGTTCTCGGACCGTTGCCAGGGACAATAGCAGCTTGCAGCCCATTAGTGGCGCTGCGCCTTCTGGCAGCAATTTAAATCGGATTAATCCAAGAGATCCGTCCGGCCCATTGCTTCCGCTAGGCAATGATTCCGGCGTTCCGATCACGCAGCGTGTCGCTGACAACGCAAAGATGATTGCTCAGCCTCCAGCTCAGCGTCGTGGTTTGTCTCTGTCCGACTTTAATCCAATAGGGAGAGCCGAAGCTGCGGAAGCTAATCCGTCAGAAAGCAAACCAATGTTTGCTATGCCAAAGTTGAGCAACTTTAAAACAAATGATCTTCCAACGGCATTAGGAATGGAGTGGGGATCTAAGAAACCTGCTAATATTCCAGCCACGGGCATTGTGGATGATCAAAGCAAAATGGGATTGCCTTCGGTAAATCCTAATATGTATTCCGCTGGGCAAGGAAAAACATTTGGTGATGTATTTCCTTTAGATGCTCAAGAAACAAAATCTGTTGAGCAGGATATACCAACGCCACCAAAACGCCCTAGCGATTTATCTACTGTCTCTAAAGACGAGAAAACTGAAAAAGCTCCGGGTCAAAAATACTGGGGCGATTGGCGTGATACAGAACCCTTTAAATCAGATCCAATTGGCGGGTTCATTGATAATATCACGGGGGATCGGCCAATGGCTGACAAGCCGGGCAATATAAATTCGCCCATGTCTCCTATGGCTCCGGGTGGGTTTGATTTAGGGCATATCACAGATGGCATGGCTCATGGTGGCACGGTTAGGCGCCATTATGAGGACGCGGGCTTCGTTGATTTGCCTGACTCTGAGCCAGATCAGGGTGATCAGCAAACAGTTGCTAATGATGATGATTTCGGATTTGGTCAGCTTGTTAATCCAGACGTTGAGCAAGATTTCTCACCATTTGGAAATGAATTCCTGCAAAAAACTGGAGCGACTATATCTCCTGAAAGTGCGGCTCCTCAATACGCCCCGTCTTATGTTGAACCAACGCGTAAGCAAAAGAGTTATTCGGGGGACAGCATTGGCTCCTTGGGTGATTTAGTTGGTGTTATCGGCAAAGGACTCGGAGAGCTATTCGGCCCGTCTGAGGCTCAAGCTAGCGAGCAACCCGCTCAAAGAACCATTTCAGGCGATGAGCGCAGACGTTATGAAAACATGTCTCCGCAAGATAGAGCTTTCAACGATATTCGAGAACTTAATAATCGCGTTCTTACAGCTCCTAACAAAGCAACGAGAGACGCGGCCAATCAAGCTCTGAAACACGCTGAGTGGCAGTATAATATATTGCAACGTCAGCAACAGCATGACGAAATGCTTAAGTTCCGTCAGGATGCTTTGGAGAAAGTTTACGGCGCCAAGCAAGCAAAGTCTGAGCATGAAGCTAACCCATTGGGGGCTGATTATTCCAAAACCGGTGAGGAGTTTATTGAAAGCATTAATCCTGCCGAAAGGGATTACGTTAAGGGACTCATAAGCGGTGAGATAGAAGCTCCTAGAAGCTCTAGGCACTTTAATGAGTATATGAAAGCCGCCGCTCATGCGAAGCCAGGGTTTTCTCCCAAAGAGGCAACACTGCGCCGTGAGATGTATTTAAATTACCTTGATCCAAAGGGTAATAATATCGGCAGCTCTATGGTTGCCGGTAGAGCAGCACTTACGCACGCTGGCGAGTTGGCTCAAATCATTAAAGAAATGCAAGCATCTGGTTTCAAGAGCATTAATGCCGCCTCTAATTGGCTCGCTGAGCAGGGATTAGATAAGGAAAGAAACAAACTCATTGGTAGATACAATGACGCTGTTTCCAGATACTCAACA